ATGAAATTACCTACTGTAGCCATATTTTTCGACAAGCGCCGGATCAAAGAAGGACACGCGTCAGTAAAGTTATCGGTCTATTACAATGCGAAACAGAAGCAGTTTTCCACCGGACTCATTCTCACAGACGAACAGATCGAGTTTTTAAACAAGCACAAATCAGGTCTGACGGGTAAGGTGCGCGATGAGAGCCTTCGAAATCTTTGGAACAAAATCTACGGTCGTGAATATTTTGATGAGCTGACAGGAGATAAAAAGGATTCTTGGCTTCGGAGAGCTCAGATCGCAATCTCGAAAATCGAGCATAGATTTTCTTTCGAAGAATTCCAGGCACTGCTGCTGACGGAGAGGCACGATCCTGCCGTATTTCCAAATGATTTGATAGTTGCATTACGAGATCAAGAAAAATTGCTTTCTGATCAAGAAAACTATACTCGCGCCACTATCTTTCGATCTGCCGCGAACAGCATCGAAAGATTCGTCACGGACACCGGTATAACTAATAAATCGAATCCCAAAGTGCCCTTCTTCTTAGTTAATAAGGATTTTTTGAAACGGTACGAGAAATACCTACTTGACAATGGCGGGTTTCGACCATTGACAAAAACGAGGAGACCCGTAGGACAGACAACCGTTTCGTTTTACATGAGTGGAATCAAGAAAGTTGTCAACGAAGCTATAAAGGCCAAAATCCTCCCAAAAGAAGATTATCCATTTGGAGGAGAAGGATATCGCATCCCCAAAGGCAAAAATACAAAGAAGGCTCTACCGAGCGACGTTATTTCGGCGGTACTAGGGTATTCAAGCAAGTTCACCAGAAGGAACTACGCAATGGACGTATGGAAATTCTCGTACTTCTGCGGGGGAATGAATATGGCTGATTTAGCTCGACTTAAATGGAGGAACGTAGACTTAATAAACAATCAGGTCTCCTTTATCAGGCGAAAGACTCGAACCACCAAGGAAAATGCTGGGCAAGAAACGGTTATATCATTAATGCCGGAAGCGTTGGAAATCATCAGAAAATGGGGGCGGCCAAACGAAGACCAGGATGATTTTATCTTTCCTGAACTAAGTCTTGGCATGAATGAAAAGCAAATTCATTTAGCAATCTATAGTCTAACCCGCCGCGTTAACCGGATGCTAGTCGTGATACTTAAAGAACTCGGAATCCAAGCGAAAATTAGAACTTATGAGGCTAGGCATAGCTATGCTACCACCTTGGCGCGCGCGCAAGTCCCGTTGGCCTTTATTTCACAGGGGCTAGGCCATTCTAGCCTCGCAACCACCGAGAGGTATCTCGGATCGTTTGAGTACGAACAAACACAGCAGTTCCTCAGCGCGCTGATCCCTAAAAAACAAGAAAGCCAGGAGCTATAGAATCCTGGCTTTATTTATTACTCCTCTGTCTGTGAGAAGTCTCACCTGACTTAATGTAAAATTAGCAAATCCTTACTGGCAACAAAAATGCACTCCGGATACCAGAGTGCATTTGTTAGCATACCAACGAATAGTGGTGGAGTTTGTACGTTTCATGTCGATACACAATACTTATGCCAAACAAAAACGTCAGCAACTACAAGCCACTGACGTTCATACCAGACTGAACAGTGTACAAAAACATGTACCATAAGCAACGTAAAGTTACATTTTTCCACAAAACACAAAAAAAGCCAGGAGTTATAGAACCCTGGCTATCCGTAATACCCCCTCTAAAAGTGATTGTTCACTATAAGTGACCGAAGGTAGCGCTTTTATCGGCATAACCGCCAATAAATCGTAAATTGGTCAGCCTGGCTACTTTGTAGGCAGATTGATTTGCAGCACACCGGCGCATTCGTAATGGATGGGTAGTCCCACGGAATAGGTAAGATCCTCGGCCATGACCGGGGAGACGAGAATTCGACCCTCTCATGCCTCGGGTGCTGTTTCCTGTGCAACCACAACGTATATAGCACTCACCATGAACTATTATTATATGTCTCGACAAATCAAGCACTTGTATACAAATTTGTATACAGACACGTTCACAATCGACTGACGTTCAATAATTTAATATTAACTTTTTTGATATTAAAGTGAGTAAAAAATCTCACTTTTGCGTTCCTTTAAGAAAATAACTCTAAAAGAGTTTTACTTGTGACGAAAACCCCACGCATATTTTGTTGAGCGTCGGAAGTTACAACAACACTAAATCGATACATCTCCATCTAATGATGACATCTGAAATCACCGAAAGCAACAACGCGACCGCATGGATAACTGAGGCGATAGCAAGTTTGTATGTGGATCAGACAGCTCTTGAACTTGGTGTGGCTAGTGAAAATAAAAAGGCACTTTATAACCGTTTAGCTGCGGGAGACCACAGGAAAATAATCCTCGAAGCAGCAGAACAGGTTAAAACTGACCAAATTAGACCACTTTTGGGAGATTACCTATCAAACCTTAGGAATTACTCGGAACAACCTTTTAACACATTTGCTGTTGAAATTGGGTCATCAGACATATCCTTTTGGATTGAAGTAGAAGAGTATTCTAAAGAACTTGAAAGGGACCTTATTATTGCCGAAGCTAAGACTAATGCGAAGTACACCGGAATGGGCTTCCATCTGTATAGCACCATAGTTGAAGCTTGCGATAACCTACCGGTTCCCCCAAATTTTCAAATTTTGTTCTCCGCAAAAGACGTCTGAAATTGGTATCTCAGTCTGACTACGTACAACAGTCCCTACGCAATTTAAAATTTCTAGAAAACGTTAACAGCTCAATTGTTGAGTCAATGGACTGGCAAGTAACAACCTGCTTTTATGCAGCGTTGCATCTTATGAATGGTCATCTTTCATCTTTTGGAGTGTTCCATGCAACCCATGTACAGATGGACAATGCGCTAAACCCCTACATACTGACGTCTCCAACGAAACTTCCAGAAGATGCTTACGTGGCTTATAGAAGCTTATCTGATTTATCAAGAAGATCCAGATATTTAGTTCAGGTAACGGGTGGCAAGGTGATTGAATCTGACAGGCCCGCACTGATTCACTCGGTGCACTTGGCGCGCGCAATTAGGCATCTCGATACCGTTATTGGATTTTACTGCAAAGCCCATAACGCGAAATTTGATTCCATAAAAGTGCGTTGTGTAGATCTAAAATCATCTGAAAACTTCAATTACTTCGCAATACAATAAATCAGGGGCCATAAGCCCCTTTTTTACTATAAACTAAATCGAATGTCAAAAGCCTTCCCATTGGAAGTGCATCCCATCTTTTGAGGCAGGCGACCAGTCGGCACCGCAGATCCAGCCGTTATCCCGCCATACTTGCAGGAATTCTTTGGACCAGGTAACCGAGCCTCGGAACGGGTTCCACTTCGCATTCAGGTCAACGGCAATGCCCCATGCATGCGTTGAAATGCCAGAGCTCCCGCGCTTCGGTCTGATGTTGAAACATCCGTCCCAAGATTTGATTTCCGTGTGTAAGCCGAGAGCAATTAGTTTCCTCAGTGCTTTCTCCAACGGAGCCAGGATTAACCGGTTCAAATAGATTTTTGCAGGCATACATGGAATTTCTGTCCGGATATCCGCCGGCACGATCCAAACCTTCATCCATTTATTTTCGAATGGCAAGCGGTTAATCTCCGGGTTGCCAAATTTGGCAATTAGTTGCGCTTGCGTTTTCATGGCGTCACCTCCTTCTCCTCATCCTGAAAACTCAGTAAATCCTTAAAATCGCCGGTTTTACGGTATTTGCGAAACGGTGCGCTAAATGCTTTCGGCAGGAGACCTGGCATTATCTGGTCCACCAAATCACAGGACTTTATAAAATAGTATGTGAACATGATGGCGTATCCTGCGAACATGAAGTATAGAGCGACTCCGGGCACTTCCATTGCTCCGGGCACCGCCTCGGTAACCACCTTAAATATTACTGTTATGACTAGCGATGCGGCGTAACCCAAAAAGATCACAGAAAACATTACTATGAATTGGACGACAGTTTTTTGAAGAAAAATATCGGCCTTTGCCTCCCCATCTTTTACGTGTTTCGCGAGACCACACACGGTCATAACGAAAAAGCCCGCCCCGACGGCAGCAGCAAGCATACCTGTCAAATCAGAGCGGTAAGAAAAAACCTGAATTATGCCGACAGTTGACGAAGACAGGATTAACAGCGCGGGGCTTGTGACCATCGATTTGATGATCAACCAGACAGAAGCGAAAAGGCTACCGATTATATTTAATTGTTCTTGAAATTTCATGTAAATGCTATTTACGGGCCCGGAGCCCTGTTAATAATCCTGTTCCGTAGCCGGTGCCGAATCCCCACTTGAATCCTCGCCAAAATCCATTTTCTTGTTTCGCTTTGCGGACCTGGGCTTCAAAACTTTGTTTCTGCACCGCAGTTTGCAGGTTTTGCAGGCGCACGGCTGCTCGTAACTCTTCAATTTCTTTTCCTTGGGACTCATAGGCCGTTTTCAATGGGATAAATACCAGTTTCAACTTTTCGAAGCGGTACACACTATCGAGGAGTGCGCTTTCGAATGCTGTCCGCTTTGGCAGCTGATTCGATTCTTGCGCCCAGCTGGTCACGCTCACGGCCGTCAGGATCCACGGAATCAGGAATAGCACTTTTACGATACCCTTCAAGCTTGTTTTCATAATCTGGATGATGTTTTTTGACCGTATCGGCGTACTGATCAGCCCGGCGTTGGTTCTCCCGGATCGTGTCGGCGAAATCCGGCGCATCCGGGTTTGGCGTAGGCTGCCGGAATCCCTGATACCAAAGGATGCATGCGAGAGCCAGGATCACCGCCAGTAGCCCGGCGATAATCTTCCAATGAATGAGCTTCATTTCAGTAGGATTTTGACAACCTTGTTGACACCTCCGCCGCGACCTGAATAGATTTCCCGATATTCCTGCAAGCCTGCATACCTGGTAATTGGGAAAGTGAAGCCTTCACCCTGGGCGATGCCCGTCATGCCGCTATCTCCGTCGATGAACTCTTGGCGGATCCTGTAAAGCGCGGGCCCCAGCTGTACATTGATTTTTGGCGCATAGTATGACATAGCCAAACTCAGATCGTCACCGCCTCGTTTGAAGAATGATGATGCCCAATAGTAAAGGATGTCTCCGTTTAAGTCTTCCTCTGGACTCGTCTGCCAGTCCTGATCTACCGATAAATCGTTAGGATCAAATTCGATTGCCCTGGCTGCGCCCGGAAATGTGGCTCCATTTAAGTCGGTTGCCATTAATTTACTGCTCTGGCTACCGGCGTCACCCTCCGAGCTGTAAATCATATCCGGCTGATCACTGGTACCAGCGCTAAAAATCTCATTCAGCTTATAAAGGCCGGTCCAGGTTCCCGACGGAGCGCCACAACCGGCATACATTCCCATCGATCGCACTTTCCCTTTGCCGCCTTCACGAACTCCGCGCACGAATGCCGCATGAAAGTCTTTGAGTCCCTTCGTTCTGAACTCATACCATTTCCTTCCCGCTTCGGAGTTGTTGAACAGATAGGCTAAATGTTCCTCATCGTTCTTTTGCGGATAGGGTACAGCCATTCCTCCCGAGTATTCACGCCAGGCATTCAAATCAGCCTGACCGTAGCCAGTTAGAAGGATCTGGTTATTTGAGGCACGTTGAATATTGGTCTCGTATTCCTCGCCAGGGCTGGTTGCCGTAGCGATATAATCGACGTATTCCGGATACTTGGCCATGAACTCAGCCAAATGACGCGCGGCATTCTTGAACTTCTCCTGACCGATTTTGCTGTGCAGGCTCGGCATGTAGGTTTTTTCGATGGAAGGCAGACGCCCCTCCGCGTGCCAGACGAGATCCTGCGTAGGCTCCTCGTCGGAGGGTTTCCAGAACGGATCCGGTAACTGTTCCAGCCATTCGGAACGGTCGAGCATTCCATCACCAATTACGCGCCAAGGTATCAGGGCGACACTCAACTTAATCCCGTTGCGCTTGCAATAATTGATAACATCGAGAAGCTTATCATCCCGGAATACTCCCTCCTTCGGTTCGTAGCTGTACCACTTCATATTGACCCGGATAGCGTCGATGCCGCGGAACTTTTTGCCGTTATGCGTGAGGTTCAGGAACGCCTCAATGCGTTCAAGCCATTCTTTGCTAATACCGGTCTTCGCATCGACGTCAAAGCCGTAGCCGGTCAGGTTCATTGTTATGCCCCGCTCGCCTTTGTTTACCGGAGGCGGGCCATTATTTCCCCCATCCCCGCCGTTTCCGTTGTCGCCTGTGGGCTTTGGAACGATGAACGTACGCGTGTATACTTTGCTCAAACAGGTGTTACCCTTTAAAGCCAACACGTACTCACCTGGTGCAAGTGCATAAGAAATAGGAACGGTATTCTTTTGCAGCCTCTCGCTTCCAGAATTGCCGGTAACCTTCACAATGCCGTCTTGGGAAATCGAGAAATCCCACCCGAATACGCCTTCACCGTCAAATAGAACGGTTGCGCCGGATTGGGTGATATTGTAAACGTCGTTCGGCACCGGTCCGCGTGCGCAACTGTCGCCCTTCGGGACTTCCGGTTTCGGATCGACTCCGCCGTTGCCCTTTCTGAAAAGACTATCGGCATAGGCCTTTTGTCGGGCTTCCGACGCTTTGATTTTGTTGTCGATAACCTGATCGATCGATTGTGCGGTAACAACCTGGCAAAACGCCAGGAGTACCGCCAAAAGCAAATTTTTCATGAAATGGTTTTTAGTTGATGATGAAATGAGGTTTGTACTATTGAAGCAATGCGCCGAGCGCTTGTTTCAACTGCTTCGCCTTTTCGTTCTCCGAATCGTACGACTGCAAAGCTCTCCGCACGAGGGCGGGAACCACTTCAAGCAAAAAGCCCTTGTCGTTCAATGTTCGGTTCAGCTCATTCTCATCATTGAAATTCAGACTGGCCGAATCATTGAATGAAAATGCTTTGGGCTCGCCAGTGCTGACCTCGCGGCCAGTTACTGAAAAGTTGATGCTCGCATAGTCGAATTGGAACTGCGGAGCAGTGGCCGGCGCTGGTGTTTCTGTTTCAACCAGCGCCGCGATGTTGTTATTTTTCATCGGTTGTATTGTTTGTTGTTGGTAAAGAATTCAATAGCTTTTTGGCAGGCGTTGGCTCTTCCTCGACCGGTTCGATAACAAAGCCTATAAGCCACTTGCGGACGTGCTTCGGGACACTTGCGGGAATCGACTCCTCATCGACATACTCGGGGTCAAATTCTACGCTGGTTTCATGGTTGAAAAGCTCTTCAATTTTCTCCTCCATTGCTTCTTCCTGGTCCTTTTTGTACCGATAGTTGCCGCGCTCATCTCGGAGAATGCAACCGAATTTGTCCTCGGCCGCATGCTTACGCTGGATCTTCACAAGCTTTTTTCCGTAGCCTTCGCGCTGTTCGTCGATCTGCTCAATAACAGTGTTCAGCGCGGCAATGAATTTTGTGTCCTTTTCGTCCGATTCTTTGATCAGAATTTGCGCGACGTCCACGAATCTGAAAGCACTTTTGTAGCTGGTCTCCATTGTTTCTTTTGATTTAGTTTATTGATGAAAAAATTGATTATCCTACGTAAACCCAAGTATACCCCCCTGAACCATTGTCTTTGGTAACCCACAGCCCCTCTGTCCCGTCGGTCTGGTAAACTATGGCGCCAATAAATCCGGGGGAATAGCTAGCCCGTTCAGAGGCCGACATTTGCTTGGGTACAAGAGACCCTTGAATTATCAAATCACGACGCGTTCCCGCCGATCCGACAATAATCCAGTTGCCCGACTCGAACATTTCCACACCGGTAACCGAACTGGAACCTGACCATTTGGTGAATTGGCTCGTTGAGCCGCTTCCGGTAATGCCGCCGCCACCGCTTGGCAGGCTATACCAGCCTTTGCCGCCCGAGCCGTCAGTGCCATAGTACTTATTTGCACCTGGGTTATCTTGGTCCCCATATAAGTTGAAAGTTCTATTAACCCCGAGGTTTCCGCCGCCCTGAATGCTTCCAGCGCCTAACACCTGTCTGCTATCCGGCACGTACCCAGCAACCATTGAATTAACCGCAGCCTTGTCATAGTAGTTGGTTGATAGGTAGCTCAATGTCACATATCCAGCTGCTGCATGGTTTCCCCATGTGTAAGCCTGAGTCCATTGCGCACTGGTATTCGCGCCAACTGCAAAGCTTCCTGCTGACACTGTTCCGGTGAACGTTACATTGCCAGTAGCTCGGGAAACACGGAACGGCTCACGGACAAATGTGCCGGCGTCATTATAGGACCACAGCACAAAGTCAGATCCTGAGTCTGAACCGGACTCCGTTCCGGCTTTACCAAACACCCACCTGTTCAATCCAGAGGCCCAAAGCGAATAGCCGCGGACATTACTATTGTGAGCAACATCGGAAACGAATACGCCGCCGTTGGCAATGATACCGATACCGGACTCACTCAAAAGGCTATCCGTTAACGTTGTGCCAGTCGCCATTTTAGGCAACCTTCCCGTTGTGGCACTACCTCCAATGCCTGCCGCAATCGTCCAAGTTCGGTTCGCGGATAGGTCGAAAGTCGTTCCGTTTATTGTGATGGTACGACCGGCAGGTGTGAAGTAAGTATCGGCGTTGCCGTTCAAATATTGAACATTAAGGTTGTCAACACGCGTTGTGCTGTTTACCTTGAATGGTTGCGCTCCGGTCGGGTTTACAAAAGTTAAATAGTTATCCCCGTTGATGTTGAAAATATTGGCCCCACTCACCGACTTAAAGGTAAACGTGTCATTAAACCTATACATCGAATAGGAGTTGGTACTGGTTGGATTATAGAAGGTCAGCCCAATCGAGTTTGACGAAGCACCTATTTCCAAATACTGATTAGTACCATTCTTGGCAATGTTTGCGCCCTTTTTTAGGTCGAGCGAAGTAGAAGTCTCCTCAATCGATGCCTGATCAAGATTCCCTGCGTTCCATTTTACGAGATAGCCGGTAGAGCCTGAGCCAGTCAGCCCGCCCGAAACAGTCCATGAACGGTTCGCCGAAAGGTCAAAAGTGGTGCCGTTGATGGAAAGCGTCCTGACAGACGGAACATATCCGGCAGTTGCGTGATTGCCCCAGCTGACCGCCGTGTTCCAGTTGGTTGAATTACCTCCGCTGGCTGTTATGGTGCCCGAGAAAGTAGCGTTACCAGTCGCGCGGGAGATTCGCAAAGGCTCTCTCAAAAATGCCGCAGCGTCATTAAAACTCCACAAAGTGAAATCTGATCCGGAATCCGAACCCGATTCAGTTCCCGCTTTGCCGAACGACCAGCGCGTTTGACCACCATTTAAAATTGTGTATCCGCGAACGTTACTGTTGGTTGGCGTATCAGAAACAAAAATCCCTCCGTTGGCAGTTATGCTTATTCCCGATTCGCTCAGTAGGCTGTCAGTTATTGTTGTAGCAGTCGCCATTTTAGGGAGCCTTCCCGCTGTGGCGCTACCCGCCACCTTTGCATCGAGAGCAGCCTGCAAACCCGTTACGTTGGCAATTGTATGAGTATGGGACAATGCGGCATACCTTCCATCGCCGTAAGTAGTGTCGAAAGCAAGCGAAATATTTGCCGACAATGCTCCCCCGCCAGTCAGGCCAGTTCCGGCCGATACGGTGCGGGATACCGGGACGTAGAGACCTGCGTGGTTTCCCCAGCCAAAGGCCGAGTTCCACTGTGTCGAATTGCCGCCGCTCACCGCGATGGTGCCCGAAAATGTCGCGTTGCCAGATGCCCGAGAAATGCGAAGCGGTTCACGAAGGAAAGTTCCGCCATCGTTATAGGCCCACAATACAAAGTCGCTGCCAGAGTCCGAGCCGGATTCAGTGCCCGCTTTACCCATAGACCAACGGGCAAACCCCGAAGCCCACAACCCATAACCGCGCACGTTTGAATTGTGAGCAACATCCGAAACAAAGACGCCTCCGTTCGCCGTGATACTTATGCCGGATTCACTTAAAAGGCTGTCTGCGAAAGTGGTGTTCGTTGCAAACTTTGCATAGCGACCAGGCGTGCCGCTACCTCCGGTCTTCGCATCGAGTGCAGCCTGTAAGCCTGTAACTTCGGAAATTGCGTGAGTATGCCCGAGCTGAGAGTAACGCGTATCGTTCTGCGCATCACTGCGAGAGTTGTCCGAATGCCATAATGTATAATCGAGGCCTGTATCTGTCCGCAGCCTGAGATCAGACGCGGCTTCCGCATACAGGTAGGCCCCAAAACTTCCCGACGCGTGGAAGCCAATCCCAGGCCGCGCACCGGCAGCGTATGCTCCGGGAGGGGTGTACGCCTCGAAAGCTCCATTCGAGTAGGCGCTGTTCGCCACGCCAACCGCAAGCATAACGTAGCTGGTCGCCGCCCGGATCTTGGAGGCGGCGGTAATGGCATCATCGAAATCAGCAGCACTAAGGAATTTCATATCAGTTCTTTTTCACAATCACACGATAAGCATTCAGGGCAGGAGCTTTTGCGAACGCAATAGCGCAGGTATTTACTGTCGGGCGGGTAACATCCGCGTAAACTGTGGCGCCTGTCGTAGCGTCAAAGAGCTCAACGCCTACATCCTTCGTGTTGAAGTTGTGGGTAATCGTATAGGTGAGCGCGGTAGCATCGCCGACGTTCGTAGCAAATCCCGACGCAACCAACTGCGCGTCGAGAAGCGTTTTCAATTTTAGCGGGGTAACCGCTCTTGTATCGTCGGTGCCCGTGTTCGTTTCTGCCTGCGTAGCAATCTCGATCAAACCGGTGCGCGTTTCCGTTGCGGTCCGCTGGCTTAATGTCGATGGCGTAACCACTTTGTTCGCATCCGTTCCGGTTTGAACTTCCGCGGCGGTAGCCAATGCCACAACGCCAAGAACGGTAGTCGTCGCCTGATCGCGGTTGCTTTCCAGGAATATCCAGTCAGAGGCTACGGTAAGCGATGGGTTGTCTTTGTTGGCAATCAGTACATCGCCGACATTCATTGTTACGCCCTGAACTGTACCGGCAACAGTAACATACCAGTAATAGCCCTTGAAGGTGGTTGCGCCTCCGGGGAACTGCGTGGAAGTAGTCGCATTGAAAGCACCCTGCAAGCTTCCGATTGCAGATATCCGGCTATCGACGTAGGCCTTAATTGATCCGGCCGTCGCGAGATTGGTAGACAGCGCCGATGCCATCGTATTATCATCTATGATTGCAATGGCCGAAGCTACGCCAGAACCTGCCGCCACGCGCCCGATCAGGGTCATGGTCGGAATGTCCTGAATCTTGGCAAACGTGATGTTTTTATCCGTTACCTTAATTGTGGTAACGGCATTATCGGCAAGCTTCGCGGTAACAACGCCCAAGTCCTTCAAGCGGACGATATCGGCATTGATTTCCAGCCCCACACCATCCACGTTCACAGACAGCGTAGTAACACCAGCAACGGTACTTTCCGCCAAACCAGCGCCGCCAACTACGTTTCCTCCACCGAAGGGAATCCAGGTAGTATCAGTGACGCGGTAGTAATAGTACAGGTTCGTTCCTGTATTATAGTAAATCTGCCCATCGACCGGCGAGCCAGGGGCAACCGCCGCAGAGTGGATAACAACCTGCAACAGCTGGTTTTTATCCATGTCAACATTACTGAGAAATTTCATCTCCTTCTTTGGTTTTTATTTTGTGATGATGACCAGACCGGTCTCCGGCTTGGTGTGTATAATTTTGAAAACGTCATTGTCTATGTACTGCACGTCGCTCATTACCTTCATCCCGCCAACCAGGATATTAGGATCTGGCTTTTTATTCAGGTTATGGGTTACAATCCACTCCTCAGCGGGCGTATTGAAAGGAAACTCCAATTGTTCGGAAGCTTCTCCCTCGCAGTCGCATGCACAGCAATCTTTAATAGGCGGTTCCACGTCCTCGATCAGTTCAATCGTCGCCGAAAGCGTCGCAACCTCGACCGTAGCCAGGTAAGCGATCATTGTAATTTTCCAGAATCCAAGACCTGCCGTTCCATCGAGTGGCATTTCAACATCGTCGCCAACGCGGAACACTACCCGGATCCCGTCGGCGTCCGTATCCATACCGAAGATGTAGGCCTTATCGTCGTCTGTAAGCTCGGTAACCACGCTTCCTACGTTGTGGTAAACGATGTAGTCAGGCCCTAAAACCCATGCAGGTTGTTCAATGCCCCCAACGATTTTGGATAGCATGACTTTCACTGCGTCAAACTCCTCGCCTCCAAACCTTCGACCCGAGATAGTCCACCAAAAGCCCTCGGGAGGCATGAAGTATTGACGGCCCGTTTTTGGCACATTCGCATCGAGCAGCGTCATTTCGCCGCCATTTACATGATCGATGGTCAAGAACCGAAGGCCTGAATAATCCTCAGGATCCAGTGCAACACGAAAGCTAAAATCAGCCTGGGCGATGCCTACGATCTTCCCGTCAGCATCACGGCCGATAAACTTCGCCAGCACGCGGGATGGTGCCTGGTGAATATCCCCGATTTTCAAAGATGATTTGTTGCCAAATATAAGTGTTTTCCCTGACGTATAAGCAAACTTCTGAGGATATCCCGTAAACTGTTCCAGGTCCATTTCAGCGAAAGAACCGCCTCGTAAAAACTGTAATTCCCATTCGCCTGTAACACATTCCACGCCCGGGCCAAAGCTATTAAAAACCAGCGTCCAAGGCACAAGATCATACTCGGCACCTTTCAGCGGGATGTTCTCGGCGATGATCGTCGCGTTGGTCGTTCCGGGCGGGAAAGTGGCAAGTGAAAGCAGCGGCTTCGGCTCGGCATCCTTGCTCTCGATGGTGAACTTATCTGTCCGCTTAAAAACCTCTACCCCATCTTTCAGTAAGCGTACCGGAAATGTATATACGCCAGCCTCCAATTCTGTATTTTCCTCGAACACTTCGAACCACCATGCGAGCGTAGGATTCACATCGGTAATGTGCTGCTCGCCGATCACCTCACCATCCTTTTCGAGTGAAAGGTAAATTTCGTCATAGTCGATATCGTGGATCTCGGCGCGCGCGTTCACCGGACCAGGATACACGAATGACGTCGCACCGTCCGGCATGATCTCCCCGACATAATCAAAACCCTTGACAAGGAATTTCTTCATTTTCGCCAAGTACTCCTCATCGTAAAGCGTCAGGTCAAACGGCTGATCGGTTTCGTTCTCGCCAAGGAATGCAGTAACCTCGATCAGGTATTGCCCTACGCTGGCAGTTGTTCCGCTGGTATCCGCGAATGGCCTGTAAATACCCTCTGCGACCGGGCTGGATAGCGGGAAGTTTTTGGTAACATCCAGTTCCGCACCCAGGTCGCCGCCGCCAGTTATTTTTATCAAAACTCGGTCGTGCAGGCCTTTAACCGTTATCGGTGTATCCCATTGCGCCAACACTTCGAATGCACCCGGCAGGTCGCCAATTTTGGCGTCGCCTGCGGAAGTATCCATAAGCTCGCCAGTGATCTCAGTAGCCTCGATTACTTGCAAGGTGATCTCGTCGGTATACGGGCGGTGCTCTGCTACTCCATCCCATATTTGAACCGTGATCGTCCGCCTTTCAATAATGATAGGTGTGCCAGTGATCGAAAAGTCGTCATTCACCACGCTGCGAGCTGTCACCCATTCCGGAACGGAGAAAAACCGGTACGTCAAAAACTTGTGGCCGTCGGGCATGTAATCCCGGAAATTAAAGCCGGTAACAGTTTCCTTGTTCAGCGCAAAATTGAGCACAGGGAAAGGTTCGAACTCCGGCGGCCAGGTCTCGACGTAATCCTCATTCTCCTCGACCAGGACCGGCACGCGGATAGGGATCGCATTCTCGGGATCCGTCGGATCGTATGCCTCAAAGTCAACGAAGAACGAGCCCGACTTCGGAGCAAGCGCGGTTGCAGTCACCACCAGGTTCTCCACATCGATAGCGGAAATCCATGTTGGTTTTGAGACAACTTTGAAAATCAGCGTCGAAAAGTCGGTTTTATCCTCCGCGTCCAGATCCTCCTCATATTCAGTGAACGCCTCGGAAATGAAATCATGAAGATCGATAGAATCCTCGCTTTCAATCCCGGCAACATAGGTCAACGGTGTGATATCCTCGAACAGTGCGCCGGTACGTCCGACAGCTTGCACCGCTTCAAGTATCTCTTCGCCGGTCAATGGCATATCCTCAGCGTTGAGCCTGCCCGTAGTCGTATCCTCCTTGCTCGGGTAAATTCCGTCGCCCTGATCAGGAACAGTGTTCAACTGCTTGCCCGAGCCAGGGATATAAGAGTTTTGTTTGAGCTCCGAATCCGGAATATTCTCGAAACGCACCTCTGCCGCGACAATCCGGGCAGTGCGCATGTAATCGTTGTATTTAAAGCTCAGTATCCGGAATTTCTTATCCCCCTGGTCACCAAACATCAACGTGTGCATGTATGTGAGCCTTAGAGCTTCCGGCATCAGCTTTATAGTACCTTCGATCAAGGTCAACGGGCGTGTTGTCATACAGAGGCGATCTTTCATCATCGCCCGGTAGATACTTATCGACTCGTTCAAGTTACCGCGACGCTTCCAGGACTTTGTGACTTCGTTTGAACCAGGTTTAGTCCACGCTCCTACATAGTATTTGGTATAGTCGCCTGATATCAGGTTAATCTTTGTCGCCTCCTCATCGGTCACGTCTCCGCGCTCCAAGGTGGTAGCATATCTCGCCGATTCCTCGGAAGGCACAAAACCTTCGAGGACACCATTCAAGTTGTAAACCTTATACCAATCTCCCGGCTTACCCTCGTCGTCCGCCATTTTATAAAAGCGCACGTAGACTTTATCAGGATAAGGAACGTCGGGGGAAGTGGTAATAAACGTACTACTCAGCGCTACCGTACCGCTGAAAGTTCCTTTTTTGGTATTATTGCGAATGCTGATCACTTCAAAGTTTTCGCCTACGCCTTCCTGAGTGCCGCCAGCATTCGCTATCCGGGCAATGATCAAATCGCCATTCTCGACATTCACCCCATTCGCACCGCCAATTTTCCGATATTCGCCGGCAGGCACGCCGGTAACAGCCCAGGTCCAATTTGCAGCACTCGCAGCTGGATAATCCGGATTTGTGGACACATTAATCTCTCCTTTGTTGACCAAACTTCCTCTATCGACCGGCTGCACCCTGATAAGATGGAAATTGGTGTCTGCACTCCAATTCGTTTTGTCTGATCCGGCTTGCGCTGGATTGCTGTTTTTGTCTACCCAAAAATTACGAACCGAACCATCAGTAAGCGTTACGGGGATTCTAATCGAAATGAGTATGTCTGATGAAAATGCCTCGGTCTCGTAATCGAACGATATCGTTACGCTTCGGTCAGCTCTGGAAATAGATCCTCCCGGGCTTTCGATCCATTCCGATGGCTCCACATCATACCATGCGCCTTTAAGTACTGGCTTGTTGAATAGAGCCCCCACCGCTCCGGTACCAGCGATCGCAATATTGATCGCCTGGTTGGTGAGCTTTTTAAACAATCCTACTTTCTTGCGCTTCCGATATGGCTGCGGGGATTTTCCATTGATTTTAAGAATGGACCTTCCTGATTCGCCTCCAAGACTGTACTGTTCCCATCCAGGATTTCCTTTCGCCATGTGCGTAAAGTCCCATCCGACAAGTCCATTCTCGGTCCAAATGATCATGTTCCCGTTTTCGAAAAACGGAGTTTGCGCGCCAAGATCGACCTCGGTGCGGTACTTGTTCTTTGCCGGCAGGATCCTCACCACGCCGCCATCTTCGGTAAACGATTGCAAGCTGTTTACCTCATAGGTTGAAGGCCATGCTTTGCCTGTAACATCTCCAATGTCATGGTGATTGTTAGCCAGGCCGGTCGAGTTATCGACAATGCCACGGATCACCCAACAATTGTCTATCTGTACGATTTCCCCATTGAAGTGATTCAGGATGTCGTTCACAATAACATCGCAGTACATCGCCTCGCCATTCGAATCGAAGAACCGGAAGATGCTTTGCTCGTACGAAGTCAGCCCGAGTACGTCAGGTCCGGAAAAGCTGGTTTCCACGATGTGGGTGGATAATCTCAGTGGCAGATCGCCGGCTTGGATCAGGTTTAAACATTCCTGAATGATCGTCAGACCCGTTTTCTTGAAAACAGTGTCCGGGCTTTTGTACTTTGTCTTAGAAAGGTGAGCCAGACCGCAGCTGACAGTGAGCGACACCGGCCACGGCGCTTTTTTGTATGGCCTGGCTGCATCCCAAGGCTCTACCCATCCGCTGAATTCAACGTTTTCTACCCATACATCGACGATCTGAACAAAGTAGGTCTTTCTATTCGTGGTAAAATCTTTCAGATCATAGTGCTCGGTAAGCCAAAGGCTGATACGTGCCTGGCCTGCGATAATGGGCTGCTCCGGAAAGAATGAGGTATCACTGCTGCCAAAGTTGTACTCGACAGCTCCATTTGTACAAAACCATTCCGTCGGCTCGCCGGAGAAATCATCTTTGAAAAACCTGATCTCCTTAACGGTCTGATTTATATCCCGGTAACGCGCAAAATATTTTAATCCCATTATCCGCCAAAAATTGCTGAATCTCTCACTTGAACCCTTTTCAAAACTGTGTGTAAGTCCTCTCCCCGGATGCTGTATTCTGCCACTATCTCAGAGCCGCCCACTGCCCGTGGAAGGGCACCCTTTACGCTCTTTTTGATCGAATTGTCGAGCTTCGAATATGGGGCGATGAATTCGGGATCATTCCATGAGTTGTTGTTATCCCCGACTATCGCCTGCATAGGCTTGTAAGCCAAACCACCGTCTTTGAACCGGGTCACGGCCTGACTCGCCTGGTTACCGATTTTATTCTGAGTGGCCTGACCGAGGGCAACGAGTCCGATACCCGCAGCGAGAGCGAGATATGGGTTCTTGGCGAATACTTTCAACGCAATCCCCGCGGTACCTGCCGCGATCAGGGATTTACCCATATCTTTGAGCATCGTCGCCAGAGAGCCGATTACACGCCTGCCGAACTGCTCCACTCCACCGGCGCCTGTCATAAGATTTCCCAGGAGTTCGCCGAATGCCGCCGCCGTTTCGTTTGCCGCATCTTTCAGAGTAGAAGAAAGCGCCGCGCTCAGCTGCTTCGTGCGATCGACAATTGAGTAAACCCTATTGGCGTATTGCGTATCGCTTTCGCCGGCTATCTTGGGGATTTCTTCGAAATACTTGCGGAACTCAGAGAGGCTTGTTTGCGGCCCCATGAACTCCTGCATTTCGCTTGCCGCTGAATTCCGGATTGAACCACGGAAATTCTCGTTCTCGATACTTCTGAGCGATTGCGGCATTCTGACATCCGCTAGGCCGGAAAGCTTGGCGCTTGCAAGGCTCTTACTATCATAAGCGGATTGGCCGATCATGGAACCTGTCGTGTTACTCAGGCCTAAGCGCTGAACATTCAGGTTTTTCACCACGCCGACCAGCTCTTTATACTGGTCAGTGGCATCTTTTACAGCCTTCCGCTCTTTGAGGTACTTGCTTGCCAGGTCAATTTGCCAGTTGACATAGCCGAGTTCCGTGAGCTGCTTATAGTATTTGCCAGCCTCCTTTGCCTCTTTGGCTGCGGATTTCACAGCGTTGGAAGCTGTTTCAAAGGCCTTGCCCTGAGAATCTATGCTTATGGTTACCTTCCGGACCTCCTCAGCAATCTCTCCCTGACGCTTTTTGTAGTTGGCAGCAGTAGGATCGAGACTGTTGTACTCTTCGCGAAGCGCTTTTAGTCGATCTTGTAAATCGTTGATCGACTGACCGGCCGGGTTTCCTTTGCCGCCAGTGCCGTTGGAGGTAGGTCCGCCAGCTTTTGCTGCGCGCTCCTTCGCCTCAGCGATTGCCTGGTTGTACTGATAGATCGCGTAGTTTGACTTCTCGACCTTTTTCTCCTGCTCTACAACTTCCCGCTCAGCTTTCGCAAATTGCCCTTTAATTTTTAGCAGGTCGAGCGCGGCCCTTTTGTCCTCCTCGTAAGTCCCCTTTCCCTGCCTTGCGCGTACTTCATCAAGTTCCTTTGAGTATTTCGCACGATCGGCCCGAAGTTTATCCAGCTTCTTGATATCGGCATCCAGCCCAGAACTACCAATACTGGCCAGCTCCCGGCGGTTGGCAACTGCCTTTGCGTTAAGGTCGGCAATTTGCTGCGCGGCATCAACGAGCTCTCCGCTGGTTGCTTTTCTTGGCAGGTATTGGCCCATACCGAGGTAATCGGTTTTCTGGCCTGACTTGATCATACCTTGCAACTCGGCAACCCGAACTTCGCCTCGCTTATTCTCAGCAAGCAGCTGCTCGCGGCGGACGGCCTGCATGGACACGAGTAGCTTTTTTTGCTCTTCGGTGTAGGCTTTTACCTTATCGGTGTTGATACCGATAACATTGCCGTACCGGTCCCATCCAGTCACAGCGGACGGAACTACCTCGGCGATTTGCTTGATCACATCCCTGAGCTCCGCCTGCTCTTCCTTGCCGGTACTGTTTTTCAGCTTCTCATACTTCGCAATAAGCGGGTCGAGCTTTGTCGCAAATCCGGCAACTACTTCCTGCTGTTTATTGTACTCGGCCGTTTTACTGGTCACCAGTGGCATAATTGCAGCCAGCCCGGCGAGCGCCGAGACGGTAGCTAGCACTGCAACGACCGGCCACGAAATACCGGCAAACCCGGCGGCAGTGATTGGGAGGAATTTAATAAGCGTGCCTACTGCGCCAACCAGCAACGGAACGGCCACAGCCAGACCACCAACCAAAAGGATCGCTTTTTGAGCTTCCGGATTCAGCGCGGCAAAATTGGTTGACAAATCATCCAGGACACCGCCGAGTGTTTTAAGCACGCCGGTAACCCCGTAGGTCATATCGATCCCCTTGCCGATGGTAGCGGAAAAGAATGTTGCGGAATCTCCCAGCTGTTCCAGGGCCATGTTTGCGCCGCCGGATACCTTCGGCAGCTTTTCGAGGCCCGAAACAAACCCCTCGATAAACTTGTCAATTCCCAACTGGTTCAGCTTTGCCGGATCCGCGGTACCAAACTGCTTTTCGAGTACCTCCATTGTCTGAGGTATCCGGTTTGCCAACTGCCGAAGATCGACGGTATTGATATTTTGGGTAGCCTTGAACTGTTTGAGGTTGAAAAGCGCCGGTTCAAGATCCGAGGAGTCTCCGCCAGAGCCTGCAATGGCATTCGCAAATGATTTGACGGCACGCTCGGCGAGGCCAGATTCAAGGCGAACCGCACGAAGGCCGACCAAAGCCTTTGTACCGTCGAAAATACCGACGCCTGGCTCTTTTGCAATCCTGCGAACGTCTTGCAGGGTTTCACCGTAAAGGTTCAGACCTTTCTCCATCCGTTCGAGGGTAGCGAAATCTTTGAACGACTTTGCACCGGCGAAGATGGTACCAGCAGACACCAGCGCCATTTTTTTAGAAACGTCTTGCAGCTCATTCCCTAAACGGGCGAGTCCGCCGCGAAACTGCCTCTGCGCGGTATCTGCTGACCGGTAAGATTGAATGAGGGTAGCGTTAACATCACCGGCAAACAATTTGAATTGTTTACGAGCCTCCGATAATCCGGAAGCCACGCCCGATGGGTTAACGCCAACTCGTATATTGGTGCCGCCTACTACGTCGCTCATGGTATTGCATTCATTCTGGCCTCCATCGCCCGTTTGTAATCGGGATCGATAGCGCGGCCGGTTTTTAGTTTGGCTAGCGCGGCTTCATGCTCTTTGTCGATTTCCAGAGGGAACCATTCACTGATTTCCACTGGATCGGCGCCAAGTGCGGCCGTAATGGTCGAATAGGTCGTATGCGCCTGGAAGCGGGCTATTTCCCACGCCTGGTCCTGCTCATACTTTAACTTTCTGTAATAGCCCTCCCTGATCAGACTAAACTCGTAGGGAGTGATGTATTTGAAATCCGCAACGGAGACGCCTATTTTGGCTGCGTCTCGCCAGTAGTCTCGCCAGTCGAACTCTGTGACTGCGCTTCCGCCTGTGTCGCTTCCCTGATCTCCTGAATCGTTTGAAACAGTCGTCCAACTGCCGGCGCGAACACTCGACCGGTAAACCCCATTGCATTCATGAATGCCAAAGGAACTTTTGAAAGGGTTTCAGCATCGGTGCACTCCTCGAAAATGCGGATGAACTCGGCTTCATCCTTCCACTTCCGATCTTCCGGCTCTATACCGTTCTGGATAAGGAAAAGGATAATCTCGAACTCCGGCATTTCTGTTTTAGTCAAGTCGAATCCGGGATGTAGTTCCTCTATCCGCCTGCGGGATGTAATGCCAAAGCGAACTACGTATTCATGACCTCCGAGCGTTAATTTGACGCTGGTTTCTGAAAAATTATCAAGCTTACTCATTACGATTTAGTTTTAAACAAGCTCCTCGCGATTGAGGAGCTTGTCAGTTTGTTGATGAAATGAAAGATTACGGCGTGGCCGTCTGATTTGTCAGCACCGGCAGTCCATCGAAGGTGAACGCGATGGTGTAAGTCCTGGCCTCTCCGTTACTTCCAGACGTACGGAATGTTGCGATGAATGCCCAGAAAGTACTCACAGTGTCGTTTTCGTACTTGCCAGCCAGGCGGTATTGACGGCGTACCTGCGGAACAGCTTTAAACCATTCCTCGAATTCGCGCGCTGAAACGTTGGTTGCCGCATCTGCTGGATCGTACTCGAACACAAAACCGGTCAGCTGGGCGTCATAATCCGCCTCCTCGCCATCCGGAAACTTCCTTTTGCCGCTATCACAATTCAGCGTGACCATGTTCACGGCGCCTCCGTAATCCTTGGAGTTACCGCAACCCACCATCACCCAATTTGGCGCAGCCTCGGTGCCTTTGTTGACAAAGAAGTTCACTTCCTTGTTCATCACGGCGGGGTTAATCCTTTCTGCCATTTTGATTTATTTAGTTTGTTGATTTTGCAATTGCATATCCCTCGTACTCAATAATTTTCACATGAGTATCGAGGTCGTCGTCCCAGCCGTCGGCGACTTCTTCGCCACTGTTGAAGGTCAGCCCGACATTGCTAACCTTGCCGGCATAATCATCCAGGACCTTCCGCATTTCCATGATCGTATCGGAACAGTGCCAGTATTCCGCGCCATGAACTCCGATTTCAACCACACCGGTTTTGATTCCCATAGGGTTGTCGCAATTCATCTTTGACATACGGTTTGCGGCCACATACATAGCCGGCAGCTGCGTTCCCTCCTTGATGATATTCGGGTATATCCTCTGTCCAACGATTCCGGTTACGCCCGGAATGGTCAGCAGTAGTTCGATAATTGCCTCTTCGATCATTGTTGTGATTGAGGTAAATTCTGACGAGCCCATTTCATGAACTCTAACCGGAATTCGCGTTCTACATCTACCCGTACCATCGGCATGGTTTGATCGTAGGCGCGTTGTAAAAAGTTATTTTTAGTCACTCTCCCCAGGCTCTTACCTGCTTTTGAAAAGCGGATCCGGGTACCACGGGTGATGAAATTCGTTCGCCAACCTACTTTACTGGACCGCTTACTGACGCCGATCAGAATCCGGCCGGATTCATTCTTTTCAGGTGGTACAACCTTTGCCCGCATATCCCTGCGAGTGGCTCCCCCCTGGGCGTAAGCATTGGCATTCTTTCCGGCACTACGGTGTTTCAGGGATATCCGTGTCCTGCCGCCTTTCGAAACGGGAGCATTGGCCTTTGCCACGTTCAGCATTGGCTTGGTTGCCTTTCTCAGAATCCGGTTTGTTGTGTCAGTCGGCATGATCTTGCTGTATCTTGCCAAGCCCTGATCAACTTTATTCAATCCGGAAGTATCCGCCGTAACCTTGATCATCCTACCAGTTCGGTATTTATCTGAATCCTGTAACCCCTGCCTATCTCGGTAGCCGTTGAGACTACCTTGTAAACCTGCCCGGTAAAAAAGTCGATGATCTTCCAGTCAGTGACAATTTTGTTCTCGCCAACCAGCAGCTCACGGATAAATGGTATCTGCCAGTTTATCTGCGTTACGGACCGGGTTGCGTTATTCTTTGTCTGAGACTCATCGACAGGCCCCGGCTCTTCCCGATATGCCGGAAACATCTCGTAAACGATCACTTCGCCAGTATTGGACTCGTTGAACCTGCCAGGCACGTTAACCGGCTTGACGAGCTTGATTCGTCGGTCAAACTGGCCTACACCACGTCTTCTATCCTGCATATGGGAGTACGAAAGGGGCTAAAAGCCGGTCAACCATTGTCTTTTTCTCCCGCACATAGTCGCCCGGGGCTTCATACCACTCGGCTATCAATCCGCGGACTGCCCGAAGGAGATTCTTTTCAATCTTCCCCTCTGGATACCCAGCTTTAAATGTCACCCGAAAGAAAGTTTTTGAAGTTCGGAATGAAGCAGCCCACCGGATGCGCGACCGTAGTTCACTTTCCCGGATGAGCGAGTAGTTGCTGGCCGGGATCACGGTAAACCCTGAATCTCCTTCCTCTTCAATGCTGGTAATGCTCTGGATCAGGTATTTATCCCGTATTTCGCACGGCAAAGTGCTGGTATACCACTCATAATCCGAAACGGCCAACGAAAGGTTGGTTTCAGTCTCCACATACCCGATGGCCTCATCAATCAGTTCCTGAATCTTGGCATCTTCGGCCACGTATCCCGGAATATCAAGTTTAAGCCACTGTTTCGCCTGTACAAGGGTGACGGGCGAAACAGTGTACTTTTCTTTCAATATCGGGTAGCTCCTCTGCATTATTCCTCAATCTCTTCTGCGTATTCCATTTCGAGCAGCTTGTCAGCCACTGTTTTAGGGAGAGTCGGCGTTTCGCCTGGCTCATTCACTACCAAAGGGTGAAGTTTGACGATGCGAACTCTCTTTGTTTCAAGCTCGGCGCCCTCGACGGGTTTTCTGGTTTTTGCCATTGTTTGTTATGGAAGCGGGCCCCATAAGGGCCCTGGTTGAAAACTTACTTTTGCTGATTACGGACGTACCGTCACGATATCCTTGATACCCGCGAAAGACTTTTTGCGAGACTCGCGCTGGTTCCAGAATGCATTGACAGTTACCTCGATCTCTGCTTTTTTCTTCGCAGTGTACGGGTCAACGATGTACTCAGTACCACCCCATTGTCCAACAATCCAGTCTTTGAAGTTTCCGTAGATCAGCGCGGATAGGTTCGTCCCTGTGTTTTTCGTCAGGTTCGACGGGATCAGGTTAGAAACGACCGGCTGGTAACCGTTCAAGAGATTGTCACGGGTATCCCACACAGCTTCACCATTGGTACCGGCGAATTTTTGCGTGGTTTTCAGGATTCCGCGGACTTTTGAGTTGGTCAGATACTTAGGCTTGCCGCGCAAATGATTGTATCCAGACACCATAGTTTCCAGCTCTACGATATCTTCGTAGGTAGGCAAAGCTCCGTTTGTGTCCAGTCCGAGTAAGTTGCCGTTTGCGCTGGTAATGATCAAAAGGAGCTTGATAGCCGCCTCAACGTTCATTTTTTGCGCCAATGCTTCGCCGATCTGGCTGATCACGAATTGTTCCATGTCAATACTTCCCTGGATCATGATCTGACGGGAAATAGGAATAGTCACACCGCGACGTTCAGGCACCATGCCGAGTGAGCTGAACAGAATTTCAGCATCCATCATTTCCTCAATCTCGTCGAGTTCCTGAATCGCTGGCACAGTGTCCTGCACAGGAATTTTGAGGTTACCAGTCAACCCGGTCAAAAAGGTGGCGTCTACTTCTTTCAGGAAAGTATTGGCCTGCAAAACTTCCAAGACGGAGCGAACATCTTCACGAATCAGTACGCCGCCCTGGTCACCGGGATTGGTGGTCTGCCCGGTCGCAGTCTGGCCGCGCTTGGTGAAAATAGAGTCCATCACGATCAGCCCCGCTCCGTTCACCTCGATATTGTCGCGCTTGGCGGCTTCCATACCGATTGATTGGACCTCGGCCTCAACGCCGTCCAGCTCTCTCATGTGCAGTTTCGAATCAAGTGCGCGAAGCAAACTAAAACGAGCCAAATCGCGTTCGTCCTGCTTAGAAACGTCGCGCTGACCTTCTTCGCCAGAACCTACCGATGCGGCGCGTCCGGCGTTGAACGCCTGGATTTGCTGCGCGCTTCTGATCTGTTCATCGAGCTCCTTTACTTCGTCCGTCAAAGTGGAGAATTGCGTACGCTCCTCCGGCGTAAGAGCCCTTGTATCGGACTCCTTCGCAAGGGTCTCCATTTCGGTACGCTTGACGGCGCGCTCTTCTTGGAGGTCTTTAAGAGTTTTCTTAGACATTGCTTTGTTTGTTGATGAAATTGTTATTAATCTTTAAATCATCTGCATCCGCATGCGTGCATACTGACTCAGATATTGCCTTTCCTGCTCCTTATGGGCCTTCATGGCCGCTTCGTACGAGCGTTGAACCACGTCGGTAGTAGTTTGAGTGTAAGCTGGCAGGGTTACGGGCCCAACCTCGAACACCTTTTCAATCCGGGTGACGTATCTCAGGATTACGCCGTCTCTTTCCTGGCTAAAATCCCACTCATCGCCATTTTCGGCGGTTGTAAACATGAATGAGCTGCCAGTCACGTACTCGTTGCGAATTGGTTCAATCACTAGGTCTTTAATCGTCTGCGTAGGCAGCGGTACAGCGTCATAGTGAAACCCCTTGTCGTCAATGGTATACGTAAGGGTCTTGTTTGTGGTCCTGCCGAGGACATAAACCATGTTGTGGTTGAAACAGGACACGATATCTTCCAAATCGGCACCATTCAATGCCCTTGGATCAATGATTTCGTAGAACCAACCGAGTTTTTGCGACCGTTGGTTGAATACGATGCCAGTACCGGGGATATGCACAACGCCATCGGCTCCGGAAACCGCCCGCACTTGACTAAGATTCTGAGGCACTATCCTCGTTTCCATTGCTTTTTTTGTTGTTTTTGGTCTGTTTAAACTCTTTGCCGAGCAGAGCAAGCGGACGGTTTGAGCCGTTCATGTAGGCCGTATCGCCGGTGCCGTCTGGCAGCTTGTCCATTTCTTCCAGGTCGCGCACTTCATCCAATTTGAAGAAGCCAGCGCCAGCCATCTTGGCGTAATACTCTGCTTGTGCTTTCTGGTCGCCTTTCAGCAGGCCTTTAAAATTGTGGCGGGTGAAAACACCCTTTAATATTTCGTCCTTGCGCAGGCACTTGTAATCGAGCTCTTGCTCGAATTGTGTTGCGATAGGGATCAGTACTGAATTTGTGAGCGCGATAAACATCTGCTCTACACCGGTTCCCCATGAGCTTTGAACCTCAGTGTTCCCCAAAACGGAAAGTGGAAGCCCGAACATCATCGCGATCTCTTTCGCGGATTGATTGAACAGCTCATTAAGCTGGGATTCAACGGGCGTCATGCCTACCTTGGTGAATTTTACACCATGAGAAAGCACTACTAGTCCAAACCCGCCGTCGTCACCATCCTGCAACCCTTCTACCACTCGCTTTTTAATGGTTTTTGCAGCATCCTCGCTTTTCGCATCCCCACTCTCGATTATCCCGCCTACAAAGGTGCTTTTTGAGAAAAACTTGTCCTCAAATTGCTTGGCAAGCAAGTTTATCTTGATCGTTTGGGACTGCCATGTGACAATCGAACCGCCCCAATTGCCGTCAAAACTCAGGTCTTTTAACCAAATCACTTCATCCTCGGAAAGCGTCTTATTGAGGTGAGGGATCTTGAAATAGAACTCATCCGAAGAAATGTCATGCAGGATGAACACTTTCGAGCATGGATAAGGGATGATTTCGGTTACCCTGTACAGATAATCACGTTTGATTTCTGCGATTGACCAGCCATAGACCAGGCAATTCATTAACATTGTCCGGTGCGCGATAAATGGCGACATATGCCGGTTCGCGCGTTTGGTTAAAACCCAATGAAGCGGGTGCTCAGTGAATTTTTTACTACCACCTCCCGATTCAGAACGGTATACAGTATACGGCAGGCTCGAAAGGATATTACTGATAAACCTGACACAGCCGTAAAACGCAGAGATACTCATCGCGTTCCGGGGCGTTACAGACACATGCAGCTCATCCAATCCCAATTTCCGCGCAAATTCTTCTGCTGAATCCTTTGTAGATGCAACAGAACCGGATCCGTCCGAAACAGTAGCCGGCGTAACCGACCTCTCTTCAACGGGCTCAACAGGTGCGGGCTGGGATCTCTCGCCAAATCGAAAGATGTTTGTCCAACTAGCCAATGAAATATAAGTTTATACCGAAGGTACGGAGGTCGAAAATCAATAATTGTAATTCCCAATACCTCCTTTGAAAATTATTTTGCTTTGTTGCCGTAATACGCCGCTTTGAACGACTCAAACGAGGAATAATAGTTCTTATAGCCATCAGTCCAGCAAATCCGGTCCACGTGATCAAATGCACGCCTTACGGTGGTTCCTGTGGCTAAATGGTCGTTGAACAGCTTGAAAAAAGCCGTTTTGGTCAGTTGTAAGTCTGTTTTCTGAATTTTCATGTCAATACACGCCGTATGATCCGTCGTTTTTAGATTCGCCCATTGTAGTATTCCATTTCGAGTAGGTGCCTATTGCAATGATACTCGCAATAATGCCGTCGATTTTGTCGCGGCTTTTGTCCTTTACGGGCGTATAGTTGCCGTATGCATCTACCCGCATCGCCACATTCCCCAACATCCAAGATGTAATTGGATTCCCATCGTGAAAAATCTCACCGTTCAGTATCATTTCTTCGAACAACTTGGTAGCCGGAGCCATACCCGCGGCTTTTTGCTGGAAGACCTGCACTTTGTTGTAGTAATCCCAATTCAAGGATCCGTCCTCTCTGGTCACTGCTGCCCACCTGGTGCCCAGCTCCTCGGTCAATTCATCACGGAAATAGGGCGCTGAATAGGGGTCGTAGCCGAGAAACATGAGCTCTTGCTCCATCGCCGCCTCGAAAATGTCCCTTTTGATGAAGTTGTAATCAGTCGTTTTACCGGGCGTCGGAATTAAGTGCCCCTCCTCAATCCACTGCTTGTAATCGATCCCGGACCGCACTGCATTTTCCGCTGCTATCTCCGAACAATAGTGCCGAACAAGCAAGAACTTCTCTTCTGGAAAGAATGCAGCAAGTGAGGAGATATCACGGGACTGCCCCAGGTCAAGGCCACCATACCACACGTTCCGGTTGGAAAGCGATTTGGCAATGTACGGCCGGGCCAGCGCATCCCACGTTTCCGAAGGAATCCACGTAATGGCTGCGTCCACCCACATATTGAGGTGTTTCGTTTTAAAGTCCACCTCCTTGGTACCCGATAGCAACGCCTGTTGGAATTGGCCGCGAAGGTGATCCATTTCAACGGAAATGCCGAGGTTAGGATTTGCTTTGCGCCACGTTTTCTCATCTTTCCAATCGTCGTCCTTGTCAATGCCATAAATCAGGATGAATGACTGATCGAGCTTTGACTTTCCTTTCAGTACACTGATACAGACTTCCCGGTACTTGTAGCACGGGCCTTGCTTATTGTCCCCAGCCGTAGTGATGATGAAGAAGATAGGTTGCTTGCGAGCCGCCATACCGGTCTGCAAACTGTTCCGAACACCATCGTTTTCGTGAACGTGATACTCATCAAGGATTACACCGTGCGGGTTTTTACCCTCGGTCGTCCGCTTGTCGTGCGAAACGGCCATGAACTTGCCCCTCAGCTTTTTGTAGATCACGCTCCAAAGACTAACCTTCGCATGCTTCATCAGGGCCGGCGATCGCTCGACCATCGCTTTCGCCTCATCAAAACACTGCATTGCCTGATCGCGGGTAAAAGCGGCAGAATAAATTTCGGGACCGTTTTCGCCATCCCAAAATTGAAGCAATAGCCCAATGGCAGCCGCGAAAGTGGTTTTCCCGTTCTTCTTCGGAATTTCAATGTATGCCTCCCGAAACCTCCGTTTCCATCGATTTTTCTCGGAATCGTAAGATTGCCAGCCGAACAAGCTAATCACTACGAATGCTTGCCAGGGCGAGCACTCGAATTTTCCGCCATCGGTTTCACCTTTCGACAATGATATCAGATCAAAGAACGAAATCGCAAACGTGGCCAGAGCCTCATTGAACCGCAGTGTTTTTCCGTCCTGCCTGGCTAAGTCTTTGAAATGGCGCTTAACAGCAAGTCGCACCAGTTCGCCGACAATGATCTTGCCGTCACGGACATCCTCAGCATACTTTAAACCAGATTCAAGCGTATTAGCCATTCAATTGTTGCAATTTTTTCATTGCCGCCATCAGCGGATCCTCGCCTTTTTCCGGAGCTTCGATTCTCGCCCGGGCGGCCGGTGTAAAGCCGAACTGATTTGCAATTTTCAACGCGTTGTTCAACGCAGCGTTTTTGATTCCGACAGCTGGGTGCTGCTGCGAATAAGTCCCGCCATCGCCTCGCTCAAAAGTCATGATCATACCTTCCTTTCGGATCACGTCGCACGCTTCAATGTACGATCCCATTTCATTGCAGTATGCGGAAAGCAGGGCCAGGTCAGTATTTGCGAGGATGCCCATCTTGATCAGTTCGGTGCATGCCATCTTCCATTCCTTTTTGGCGGCGGCAGATAAATACTTCGGCGCCGATGGCGGGTGCTCGATAGTTGACGGCATGATTTCGTTTGTATTCGCGCGATCCTTCCGGGCCGTACCTTCCAGCTCTTTTTGCGCAGTCGGTTTACGTGGTCTACCTGGTCCCATTTTTCAAAAAAATCAATTGTTACTCCTGATACCCCCACCCCCTGAATTTTGACATTGTATTCAGATGGGGGCGGCGGGCATTGTCACGGGGTCACCTTTAAAGTTTTGACCCCTCCCCCGTAGTAGGACTACTACAAGCCCAAAATCGGCCTCAGGACGCTGGAAACGGCCTTTTCAAAGACTTGCCCCTTTTTCACCCTAATTCACCACCATAATCCCCGAGCGATCCATGATGACACGGAGCTCTTCACTTGACATTCCTGTCTCTCCTGTCAACTTCAAAGCATCGAAGGCCTGCTGTGCACGGTCTAACGCGGCCTGCTCCTTCTCAATAAGAATCTGAATGACATCAGCTACATCCTCTGCATCAAAGTGTATACCGAAAGCGGATACCATGCGATCTCCCCATTTCGCTTGATACCTATTTCCAAGTGCGTCCGACAGTTTATTCAGGCGCTGCTCATGGTGCACCACATGAGCATGCAGGTTGGTCGCATGATCTAATTGTTCCTTTGTCATGATGTAATTATTAATGTAACCGTTAATAGAATAAATTAAGTAATCCAGCAGTTATATGATTTTAATCTCTCGTCAAAAGCCACCTCTATCATATGAAATTCTTATACAGTTCAATATCTGATGCCATATCCAAAAGGTTTGGCAACGCTAAGACCATTCCAAATCAAAGTGCGACAAACGGCCTAACGATATTCAATTTCATTATCCCGTCTATCCGACCCGTTGCTGTTATACTGGAACTGCATCCAGCAGAGCCGACTATCTTGGTTAAAATATTTCCCGCCATAAATGAACTAGAAAGACAGATATTTGACATAATCCCTTTGCTATCAAATGATTCAGTTCAATTTTCGCAACAGAAGTCTAGGATATTTGTTGTCAACAAAGCCCCTACTTCGGATGATTTCAAAGTGTATTTCATGACTTTCTTCCCTGATGGAGAACTGGAAGAGTTAATGTCAGGAAGTAAATTAGTTTCCCAAATTATTTCACTACTTTCTGAAACTAATTTCGGTCGAGACTCTTAGTCAACAATACCATTGTTTAATTTCTTCTCCGCTGCCTCGCCTCCTCAGCGCTCTTAATTACATGACACCGCTTACACAGGCTTTGCAGGTTTTTGGGATCGAAGGGATCGCCGCCCACTTCCAACGGTGTAATGTGATCTACCTGAACGGCCTCCACTAAACGCCCTCTTCTGTCGCAAATCTGACAGTATGGAAAGTCGAGCAGCTGCTGCGGCCGCACCCTGTCGCGCCACTCTCTGCAATCGCGTATTTTTCTTACCTCGGCTGCGGTTCGTGGGGTAAGTCCAATCAATTCGTTCATAAGCGGCTAAAACGAGACATTTGCCGATAGCTCGGAAATAATCCTTAATGTATTTCGCGGCGGCTTCAATGCTGCCACAAACCAATTCAAACTGTAAATTCCGATAAGAAGCTATGAGGTCAAGAGCGGCTTTTCTCAATACTTCCTGATCAGCGACCAGTTCGGCCTCATGCTCTTTCAAGCAAATAACATAGCCGTTCATTACTTATAGCGAACGTCGTGGATTTGCAAATGGATATCCGGGAATGATTGATGGTTTGGCCCATCGACAATGCAAAGGCTGCCGGCGACACACTCCTTGTCACTGACGGCAAGCGCCTCAACCTCTACCAGTATACGAACGCCAGGCGTAAGGGCTACCAGCTTTTGAATGTCGGGAGTTTGAGCGATTCGGCACAAACCCGATTTGGGAAGATTTTTGACTAATTCTTGCTTGCGTGAACGCCGTGGCGATCTCGTGTTAGTGGGGTTCATGAAGTCCAAGTTTGTTGATGAAAGTTGCAAATCTGAAGAACCCAGGTCGGGCAACTAAATACCGCCTTCGGTACTCTCGCTGCCCGACCTTTGCGATTCGGGGTGCTTCAAAAATGTTGGACTCAAAGATAAAAAGGAGTTATTATAAATACCTCCTCCTGAGGCGCATTATCGGTACGCTACCTCGTTTTTGTGTAAACTTGGGTGATAAGGTAAGCAGCCGCAAATCAGTTCACTCATAATACTACTTTGCTGTGATTTTATTAACCACAACCTGTAATTGGGAACCATTCAGATTATAAAACGTATTATCCCCAGTATTTACCTCATCAACAGCCCCCGGTTTAAGATTGCTTACAAAGCCCTGGTGTTGCCTAATATTTCCGCTATAATTCTGGGTTATGGTATAGTCGAAAGATATTGTCTTTTCAGTGACATTTTTAAAACTGACAATATTTTCAGTTAAACCTTTAAGCTCGAACTTTCCATTTACGCATGACTGAAATCGGTTCTGCGTTAGAGTTAGGACCGAAAATACTCCCTGAGTTGGAGATCCAAAGGTATTGTCCCAACAATTAATGCTCTTTTTGGCTAAAACATCATAAAATTTTACATCACCATTGTTGCATTCTTTCACAGTCGCAGGCGGCGTAGTCGGATCTGGATCAGGGTCGGAAGGGCACCCAAATAATAAAATTGAGGCTGAAAGTACTAATACACCGTAGAGCTTTTTCATGAGGATGAGGTTTAATGTTAAAATACCCACATATGGTCAGGCAATTACAAACTAGCAAGAAATTACTTGTTCTCCGAATTTAACTTACCTAACGGTTAACTTCCTTGCGAAGGACGAGCAGGCACCGTCATAGCTGTTGTAAGATTGAAGAGTTAAACATGCGCCCAATTGATTCCCTTTGCTATCATGTAGATAGCTTGCCTGCCGACTCCAAAACGGTTGGCTATTTGCTGGTAGCTCCTCGTGCCCAATAGGGCACGGATTTTCGGAATGTCCGATTCTGTTAGCACCGACTTGTAGTGCTTGGAGCCTCTTTTAAATTTACTATCGTTCATATGAGTTCGCCGCTAAAGTCTTGATCGATATTTGGGGAAACTGACTGACTGCTTCAACGAAAGACATGCGTTGACCGCTTCGAGTAATTCCCTAGCTATTTCTGTTTTCGTTGATCGCCGTGACTGGAAAATTCGGTAAAATTGACCATCTCAATGCGATTTAAACCGACCACCTGTTCCGTTCGGAATTGAATATAGATTCCCCTCGAACGAGCTATGAGTACTCCTGGATAAAGTATTCAAACTGAGGATACCTGAATCAAAGGAGAAGTACGCGAATTACGTCAAAATGATCTTCGAATTAATGGCCCTCCACTTCGATGTGCCGGAGCAGCCAAAATCCAAGAGCTGATAACGCCACCAATAGCTAGAATAAATTAAATGTCGATGCATTAAGGGGGAGACCCGTCATTTAATGACCAAATTCGATTTTGGCTCATGCTCGCCTTCACTAGTACCGTACCCATCTCACCATCTCGGTTTTTTGCGAAGATATATTCCAGGTCATTAGTCGGAGTAAACTCTTCGCCTCGTTCTTGTGCCGCCGTTGCATCGTAGTAGTCCTGACGATACAGAAATATTACCACCGTTGCATCTTGCTCTATCTGGCCGGAGTTTTTGAGGTCGCTGAGGCCGGGGCGTTTGTCTCCACGCGACTCATTCGCCCTGCTGAGCTGCGCAAGTTCAATAATTGGCGTTCCGATCGAGCTTTTCAAGTGGGTGAGCTTTTCCTGTACTGAGGTTACCACCTTCGTTTTGTCCGACGAGTCCCGAACCGTCCGGTCCTTGATTAGCTGGATGTAATCGATGAAAATCAGCTGAATTCCGTATTTCCTCTTCCAGTTCCTCAACGTGAGACAAATGTCGTTGATATCCCAGGAATTGCGGTTCTCATAGTAGTAGATTGGCAATTGTTCGATCTTCCTCATCGTATCCCGAACAATTGTCTTCTGATTCATCGCCAATCTTCCCTTTGTCATGTCACTCGATGAAACATGGGCCACGTTGGAAACAATCCGAGCCGTGAGCTTCACCTTTGCCATTTCGAGCGATACAAAGGCAACCGGGATACCAAGTTTCGCTGCCGTGTAGGCGTGGAAGCATCCGCAGAGGCTTTTTCCCATACCAGGCCGACCCGCGATGACGATCGAGTCGTCGACTTGCCAGCCGCCCGTAACGTCGTTCAAGTCCTTCACCCCGGTATCTATACCTGAGAGCTTTGTTTCGGGCCGGTCAATAAGCCTGTTTAACTCGTCAAGCGAGTGAGCAAATGTAATCCCCTCAATAGGCCGGTTCCTCGTCGTCATGATATCCGAAGCCTCATTTACCAGTGTATCTAACTTTTCGATCGGTTCGTTCGCCTCAACTGCGCCAAGTAGTTGCATCGACTTGGTGAGCATTGATCGCTTTACCGCCAATTCCGACAAAAGCATCGCATTGCGCCATAAGGCAGTGTCAGAAGTGAAATATTTTTTCATTTCCTGATACGTCGCAAGAATATCCTTCTTGCCCGAAGGCACGACCTTGTTGAGGATGCTACTTTGCGATACCTCGCCGCCGGCAAGATGAATACCGAAAACGATATCGAACAAAAACCGGTAGTCAGGGTCATAGAAGCACTCCGAGTGTAGTATCTCCTCAACCTTCACGATCAACTCTGGACGGTTGCACATTACAGAAAGCACGTCTTTTTCAACCTCCTTGGATTGCGGAGGTGCAATGTTAAAGTTCATCGGATGGCTAGTTTTGCTGAAAGTTTATTGAACATATCAAGGTCGATCTCCCCCTCACCGAGCATTTCGTACAGGATTTCCATGTCTCGCTCCTTCGCGAATCCAGTACTTTTGGTGAAATCTGGTAACACCGCCGGCACTGAATAGCAATGCCCGTACTTCTCGGCCATTTGCTTGAATGAGGGATCGATCCGGGTTTCGATCCTCAGTTCCGTTTGCTCTCCCAGCATCAGGAACTCGGTCAGCTTTGCCCTCCGGCTCGGCAGCGAAAACAGAATGTGATTGCCGCAGTTCTTGCATGCGACTGCGTAAAGCACTCCATGTTGGAGCCTGGTTGGTTTCTCAACGGACGGGACGCATCCGCTACGGCATTTGCTATTCATGGTTCTGTTGATGATTGTGGTTTGGGATCATTCAGGTAGCGGCGTTTCGCCTGCGCAACCTCTTGCTTTTTGGGATATTTTGCGCCAAGCTCCTCAACCGTATCGATCCAGGTCGTTTTGATTGCGTGGTGCCAGTCTTTCATTTTTTTGCTGCCAACCTTCCAGTTCTTCCCCTCATACCAGGACACGAATTTGTGAGCAAATTTGGCCGAAGCCTCCTCGCTTAAACCAAAGTTCTCTATGACCATCTCACGGACATCCTCGATTGTTGGAGGAACAAATGCAACGGGTTTATTTATATTACTTTTCTTTACTTTACTATACTTTACTTTACTTTGTGTACTTAACTTTGGTTCTGCCTGTGTTTCTTCCTCGATTGGTATAGTTTCTTCCGGAAGTAATGCAGTGTCAGAGGAATTAATGAGGCCAATAAGCGAGTAGCGCACGTCGATGTCAGCTTTCCTCTTCGCATCTCGAATGATTTTCAACCACCGTTTTTGAATTCCGGAGCTGGTTAAAATCGAGTGTTTTTCGAACATCTCCTCACTGAGTAGCCCGTATTTCATCATAGATTTGACAATCTCCATCACCCGGCTACTGGCAATTCCGTGGCCGATCTTCTTGCCATATATCACAGGCATGAGCTCGCTCCATGGAAGATAATATCCCTGCTGGTAAATGTAGCTTAGCATTCTGGTAGCCACGTAGCCACCTTCCATCCCATGCTCTTCCTCGACGAGAAGAACCTTAGGATCTTCGTAGAAATTGACATTCATGGGGAAATATTCGAGGGATTCGGAAATTGGACGAGCCATAACATGTTCATATCAAACTACCTGTAAGCCAAAGACATACCGAGTTCGGTTCAAAAACCGAACAGTGATAGTTAATTTTTAGTAAAATTGATTCTAACGCTACTTCGATACACTCACTGGGAGTTACTCTGCGAAAGGGTGAAATATTCGCTCTGAAAGAACTTTCTTGGATTTTGGGCAACGAGAGCCAGGTGTACGTTGGAGACGAGATCATTTATCCCCCTTCGCAATCCGCAAAAAGTCTCCAAAAAATCAGCCCGAGGGCATTCAAAATAAGGAGAGCGAATGTGGGAGTCGAAAATGTCGTCAACGATGTTTAAGACTTCGATGAGCGTCTCAGGCCCTCTCATAAAGATATCATGCCTCGCATCGACTTCAAATACTGATGGGACGCCACCTTCTTTAAACAGAGTCTCCGTTATTATCTCCATCAGATCACGCATAAAGCCCGTCACGTAATACACGTCGATTCGATCATTCACAACTCCCGTACCGCCAACTCGCTGTTCCAGATACGAGCAATATGCTTCGTTCAATGTCGTGATAATGCGTATCAATCCTCCACTTGTGTTAAGGTTACGAGCAAAAAACTCAGGGGTAGCAATCAATAATTTACAATCTTCCATTTTGATAACTGATATGTTTATACGTACAAGGATGTTTCACTCAACTCAGCGCTTTGCATTTTGAGATAGTGTGAAAATTTCGCTCAGCTCAACCATCAGCTTGGTTGCCCCATATACAATCTTTGCCACGTCGTTAAACTCCTTGCGAGAAATACCACTGGTGTTTTCCGTAGTCGGAGCATTCATGTATGCGGTAAGCATTTGATGGATAATATTCAATTTATCCGGCAATTCGGCCTGAGCTTCGGCAAAGTCGGTGCAAACGTAGTGTAGCAGCCTTGACGCCTGCGCCTGATTTAAGGACGTAGCGTACTGCATTTCATTCTGAAATGTTGTGTTCATGGAATTTAGACAGTTTAAAAGCTAGCGGTATCTTGGTTTCACGTCAATTCGCTGCCTTTCTATAAAATTATTAAGATCCTCAATTTTGAAATACAGACGGTTCCCGCTCTTATAATGACGTATGCGCTTTGTAGTAGCATATTTGTAGAGCGTTTGAACGGAGACACTCAAGATACTAGCAGCCTCTTGAGTACTGACAAACTGAAATTTATCAAGCCCCACTTCATTGTAACGAATGTCGATTGCCTTAACAAGCTTCTCCTCAACCGACTCGAGGCGAAGTAAAATTTCATCGAGAATATTGGACATAACACTGCTGTTTAAGATGTTCATAATTCTCTAGAAACCAATCGAATACCTACCTTCTACTCGGCTCTCGCCTCCCCTTTTCCACGAAATCGTTGAGATCGTCGATCTTGTAATACACATAGTGCCCTCGCTTGTAGTGCCTCAGCTTCTGTTTCGAGGTATACAGGCGAATTGTGGGGATAGATACGCCGAGGATCCCTGCGGCCTCCTCTACCCTGACAAACTGAAACTTGTCAAGGCCGTGTTCGTTTTGCCGCGACTCAATGGCGCGGTCAAGCTTCTGCCCGAAATTATCCAGGCGAGATACTATTTCATCAAGGATGTTTGACATTGATTATAGATTTGTTGGTTTACATTTTACGTGGCACAATTCGGCCGGAATCAAGATAATTGTTCAGGTCCCCGATTTTGAAATAGAGCTTTGCATTGATCTTGCTATGAGGTATGCGGTTTTTCAGCTTGTATATGAAATCGATGGAGCAGTTCAGAAATTCTGCTGTTTTTTCTACTGTTAAATACTTTTCGGTATCAACGCCATTTTTATCAAGCTGAGCATCTTTCAACTCTAGAATCATCATTTTCAATTCCGCCAATTCGTCAAGAATCATCTCGTGTACATTCGGGATATGCATAGCTTTTCTGTTTTAGATTACTGATACCCACGAAGATACAAAGCTCCCTCTACCGCATCGGATTCTATGAAGCAATTAACGGGTACTTCTTGGACCACAGCTGCCGAAGATGGTCCATTAGCTGCGAAAAAGACTTTATGAATCCAGAGTCGATCGAAAATGCTAGGTTCGTTTCTAAACGCTCGAGCTCCCTCAGCTGTTGCTCGGTGCCGGTGTTGCGAATTCCTGACTCATGACGCCCAAAGACAATGTGATTGAGCGCACGGGCGAGATTGGCGTAATCCGTGTCAGGGAACTTCGCGACACCCTTTGCAAGGTCCTTGAACATATTGCCGGCCTCTATGCGATTGAGAATTAGCCCATCCGTCAGCCAAGTGATTACATTGCCGTACAGCATCGGATTCATTTCCATTGCGATCAAAACCCAAATGTAGGGATTGCACCAGGTTGATTTTGTATGGCGTGCGCCCTTGGTTGAGTAAGCGCCGTAAGACTTCAAGACCTTTGTAATACCTTGTCTTTCAACATGTTCTATAAAACCCCGAATTCCGGGTTTTATAACAACCTCACTATCAAGCACTTTGTTAAAAACATTTTTCTCCAGGATGTAATAGATGCGCTCATGGTTCTGCTTCGACTCAAGAACCTTGTCAATACTTCTATCTGACCATCCATGAATTTTTCGCGCAAGGTCATAAGCGCGCTGCAAATCTGAAAGGTTCAAATGGCCCGTTTGCGTCTCCTGGCGAATTGTGATGCCGAACAACTCCCTGCTCTGACTCACCAAAGTTACGTTGGTTTTCATTCCGCAGCAGCTACCAGAGATTCAAATTGACTAAACAGTGATTTTCTTTCTTTTTGAAATGCTTTAACCTCCTCCTCGTGCTCCTTGATGACTTCAATTGCGGTTTCAAACAATAACTTTTCTTGTTCGGGGAGAATATTGCGCTTCCCATTGCGCCACATTGAAACAATCGCAGGCGAGTATCCGAGTCGAACATAGAACTTATTCTTGATCCTTCTTTTCGAGAGCTCATTAAGAACTTTTCCGACAGACTCCTTAAAATCAGGAGATTTCTTGATATCAACGTCTTTCATTGCTGGAATTTCGTTTACCGTTAAATCACAAACTTTTTGACACGTCATAACAATAGCGTACATTTGTTATTGAGATTCAAAGGTAAATGAAAATGTTTTGACGTGTCAACATATTTTCATTATTTATTTTTACATGTCATATTTTTTATCGTGGGATTTTCGGAGAAAGTCAAAGAAATCATTGAAAAGCAAGGACTTACACAATCGGAGCTTGCTAATAAAATGGGTGTCAGTCGCCAAAGTATTTCATCCGCGCTGAAACAAGCAAAGCCTCATGCAAAAACTATTGAAGCGTTTGCAAAAGTTTTGGGAGTCGCCGCGAGTGAACTAGTCGAAAACGACGAAGAAAATAACATCAATATTCAGTTCGCGCAAAGGTTGAAGAAAATGATGGAGCACTATGGCGTGAGCGGTACCGATCTAGCAGAAAGAACTGGCATTGCACAACCAGTTTTGAACGGCATCTTGCTAGGGAAGTTGAGTCCATCGATGATTATCATCGCCTCAATAATGAAGATATTCCCATGGGTAAGTATGGAGTGGGCACTGCATGGCTCAGGCTCGATGAACGAAATTTGGAAAAGCTCAGAAGGCCTGAATATTCGTAAAGATATCAAATCCAGAAAGGAGACACCTCCAGAAAATGAGTTCATTGAGGTTCCTCAGCTTGGCAATGATCAGAGAGTAGAGTTGACTCGGCGCGAACATTCTAAAATCGACAAAGACGCCGTCGATGATCTATTTGCTGGGTCCCAGGCGAAAGGCTCAGTTCAAGAGATTTATGAATTTGCGACTATAGGAACAACTGAAGTATATAAATTCATACACGGATACTCTCGCTACGTTATTTCAATGCCCTTAATATACCATGCCAAAGAACAAGGATATGCATACTATTCGAAATTCTGGAATGATGAGGACTATCTAATTAGCGTCGGAAGGCACGTAATTGCAGTTGACTCTCTTAAGTTCTCTACTTACAGGTCCTTTGTTGTCGGAAATGATCCAGCCTCACTGGAAAACGGTCTTGATTTTAACGAAGGAGACATAATAACAGGCGGACGAGTAGAACAAAAAACCTGGAAAGATATTGCTTCATTGTCGACACTTCACGATGTAATAGTGAATTGCGAGGCTGGTATATTTTTTCGGCGAATTAAAGCCGTCCATCCGAACGGAAGAATCACATTAGAAGCCACAAACCCAGACAAGGATAAGTATCCAGACTTCGAGCTCGACCTTGACAATACCTTTGAAATTTATGAGATAGAGGTCGTTACGCGTTACAAAAAATAGAATCCGCGGCAACCTTTGACCACGAAGCGCTCTCGGAAAATGGGAAGATGAAACTAATTTAGGCGATACTGATAAGGTTTAGAATTTTACCCGATTAATACTCAGTTATCACCTTTAATTACATACAAATGGATTCAATCGTTAACATCCCCTTAATGCAATCATTGCAATATGCTATAAACAATGGCAAAGACGTACTTCTCACCTTTCCGGTAGCGGACAGCTATCAATCGAATAGCCAACCATCGGAGAAAACCCGACCTTTCCGCATAAGCTTTTACAACGAAAGGACACATGAACTGAAAGGGAATTTTCTGGACAAGGTAAGTGATGAGGTTGATGAATCACTCCAACCATATAGTATCATTCGCGTCCAGGTCATCGAATAGGCCGCCCGCAAATTGCATGCCTCCCGGACCATGTCCGGGAGTTTATTACCAATCAAACTATTTTGATATTTACTTGGATTGTGATAAGATTACAGCAGTTACAACCGCCCTATCAAGATGATTAGAAAATGTCTACAAATAAGAGAGGATTTCGAGCTGTACAAAAGGCTTCTCGAAAAGGACAAATTTATAGAAGAGCGTGCTATTGACCTCGTAGATAACGGAGCCACTTGGCGACGGCAAAATGCGAGCATAAATCATGATTCACACGAAGACATGTTCTTTGGCGTTGATAAACAGAAATTTGGAAATAAATATGGCCTGAAAATATTCATTAAAATCTTGTTTGATGAGCCAGTTTTCTATTTCGATTCGGACGGCCCGGCGCATTTCAACTATGACAAAGTGAACGGATTAAGTGGTTCTAGCATAGGAACTCCACATTTCAACTTTTACGACTCAGAGGGGATCAAGCAAGCGCGGCGCACTGAGTTTATAGAAGAAAATATTTCAAGATTGCAGAATGACATTAACTTCGGTATGGAATATTTTTGCAAGGAGGCCCACATTAACACCAATTCCCATGTTCCACGAATACGAGAAGGGCTACAATTGGGTATTTTTGCAAACGAGATAGATGATATCCACCGTGGAGTAGATTTTCTCGATGAAATATGAACTGGAAACAAGTATTCGAGGCCGTCAAATCAGACTTTTGTAGCCTCATGAATTTTAAGGTCAGGGGGGATACACTGGAAGTCCAAACAAGTTTGGTTACACTTGGAAATCAATTTGTTTCAGTTTTCATAAGCCTAAAGAATGATGTATTCATTGTTTCCGATGGAGGCTGGATCGATCAAAACTACTATGGCGATTCGGATCGCGACCAGATCGAAGAAGACATTATTCAAAGAATTGAAAGTCAGCTCCGGTATAGCTACAAGATGAACCAGGTTAGGGCAAAGACTGGTGCGATTTTCAACTTCAAGACGACCTCGGATATAAAATTGTTGTCCTTGACGGCATTTGAAACGGCTCATTTTGTTACACAGATGGCGAACGCTCGGCTAACTCACTACGCAGAGGACAAAATCCCGGCAGAGCGACAGATGTTTGTCAGCGAAGTGAATTCTATTTTAAAATTTCAATATGGATCTCAATTTTCAGCAAATGATTCACTGGACGCACATATTGGAGAGCTTGGAAACATCAAATTTAACGCAATTATAAGACGCCCGGCAAAAACAAGCCTCTTAATGTACGTAAGTGGATCAACTCACGGCAACTTTGTTCGAAGTGCGGCGGTCGCGACAATTAACTTCCAGATTGCTAACAAAGATTGGACGGCGAGAAGGTTTAACAAGGTGGCAATCGTTAATAGTCAGGCGCCAGGATACAACCCTGAAAGAGTCCACGATTATTTGAGGGAGCTCAGGGAGGAAACTAGCACGGACTTGCTTGACTTTTACAAAAATCAGCCCAATATCGTGGAGTTGATTGCAGCCTAGTACTGCACCTTACACTCAACACGATCTCGAACAAGGATTGATTTTTGAGACTCGGTATCTACCCGATATCCATCACATGAAACCTCCCGGACCAGTGCCGCGATTTTTCATGTGTAATACTCCACTCCTTCGTTTTCCACTGGCACTGAAACTGCGACATCCCGTTTGTTTTCGTCCAATGTCTCAGTTATGGTGCCGCGATTTCTGTTGTTGAGATACAGACGACATCCACACCAATCCAAGAACTTGCTGGGAGACTGCGCTGATCCATATACGAAAAGCCCGTACAGATAACCCCGCTCCCAAGGCGCAAGAGATCAAGGGATTCTACGGATATTCATTGCTTTGAAAACAGGACATGGTCTTCACTAACCTCACCACTGGATAGGATCGTGGCCTTTGACTTCACATCAAGTTCGCGCCCGATTAAAGTTGCATCAAAAATCACGCGCACTTTCTCCATCTTTTGGTAATCAATGAGCCATTCGACCGTTCTATCCAGGTTAATATTATCTGCCCGAGTCAACTCAATACTGTCAAAAGTTATTTCAAAGGGCGTTGTTGTTGTAGTCACTTCGGTACCAATAGGTATTACCTTAGCAGTTTGACGGTGCTTCAAGCTAATCTTGTTATCTGCAATTTTGGTGATCGTCCACCGTACAGTATATTCCACCGTTACATTTTCCAGGTAAACCACTGAATACCTATACTCATACGATCCAACTAAATCCGTAGTCAGATCTTTGGAAGGGCTTGGATCTGAGTCTTTTTTGCAAGATAAAGATGTTAAGAATAGAGCTATGAACAATAATTTTCTCATTGGGAGTGGCTTTAAGACGTAAACTTCGGAATATCATTTAGTAATTCCAATTAGTTGTGAGTACTCGCTTAGCTGTTCGCCGGTCATACAACAACGAAAAGGCGACGGGCAATTAGACCGTGAGTGATGGCCGAGACGAAAATTATCTATCGGCGGGGATAAGGTTGGCGGGGACTTAGTATAAACGTACAGGTTCAACTATTTTTTGACCGATGATTGGTTATGAAGCCGCACAGGCCTGAATGGCGCGTCCCGACGCTCAAAGACGCTACAACGTTAGAAAACTCGCTGAAAAAGGTTACTCATGTTCTTCAAAAGTTAAAATGATAAAGGCCGACTTCGAGCTGAAAGATTGAAAAACTTTGTTGTAGCGATAAGACTCTGTTGATTCTGGTATAAATCACCAATTAAACTTAAACAGATTGCACAATGGGGATAGTCAAAAATTACATGATTTTAGAAGTAGGCATCAAGGACGTTGGTTTGGGCTCGACGAAAGACTTAACCGCAAGTCCACTGTCAGAGGAAGGCAACAGCGGACGCATGGCAATATTCGAATCTGAACAAGCGGCGAACAAAGAGGTGGAGAGGCTCTTGTCTCCATACTCTTCTGGTCACTACATTATCCTGCCGGTATATTCCAACGAATCGTAG